GTCAGTCGGCAATTTACGGACACAACTCAGGGGGTGCCAACGCTGCGGAAGCCATTGTCGAAAACTGCGTCCTTGATGCCGGTCTGACAGATAGTGATCCATGCACTGGTAACGCAGCGGGGCACAACTCGGTGGACTACTACACCTTCCGAGGCAACTATGTGCTTGGGGGGTACAACATCGGATGCCAGGGGGCACCGACCTACGATTTGGTCATTGAAAACAACATTTTTCGTGATGTGGCGCGAGGCATCGCCAGCGCTTATTACGGGGCCAGCAATCGTTACTTCATCCGTAATAATGTTTTCCGTTTTCGTTCGTGGAGCGATCCAAGCAGCGTAAATAATCGCGGTGCAAGTTTTTTCGATGGGGGAAACACCAATGTTAGAGACAAACTGTTTGTCGAAAACAACCTGGTTCATTTGCGCAGCACGGCGGCCACTCTCACCAACGACAACAACGTCAGTTTTGTGACAACTCCTTACGGATACTTCCGCCGAAACATCATTATCTTGGAGCAGTTTGACACATCGTCCGGTTCTTTGACCTACGTTAACGGAGATGACACGGACCTTACCGCCTATGTGTCCGACTACAACCTTGTAGTCTGCAATCGGGCGCTAGGTGAGATGCGTTTCAGCACCCGGCGCTCTGGTGGCGGTGCCTTTAGCAAAGGATGGGACGAGTACAGGGCAGTTGTCGGGCAGGACGCGAACACGCTCTGGATCGACGTTTCAGCCGACCCTCGCGGAGTAAAGGCCGTGTTTGTGGACCCTGCCAACGGTGACTACCGATTTGCCAACACCGACTTGGGTCGCCGCGCTGCCGATTACTGTGTGGCAAACGGCGTCGGACCAACAACAGTCATTTCAAAATGGCCTGAAATCCCGAGCGTGGATGACGCTTACAGAATGATCAGGGACTTGTAATCATGACGCTCGACCAAATCACCACCATCAACAGCCGGGTTAACGCTGGTCCACATAGATTTGCGCTGGACTTTTACGGCGTAGCTCGTGGAGAGGCCGATGCACAGGCCGACGCCATCGCTGATCCATCTGATTTTGCATTGGTAAAACGCACTGCGTTGCTGGCTGCGGGTCTGTTAAAAGCGGATCTGCGCTTGCAGACTTGTCAGACCAAGGAGGGGGCTTTTCACGCGGTGCTGCTTGTTACGATTGGCGGCGCTGAATACGTACTGGATCACTTGGTTGATGATGTGCTGAAAAAAAGCGACGTGGATCATCTGTGGCACATCTGATTTGAAGCCCGCCCAGTGCGGGCTTTTCTTCGCCCGCAGTGTCCGTGTCCCAGGCCTTGCCCACTACCATGCGGCAACGCCTAAACACTCACCGCCTCGACCATGATGACACCTGAAGAACGCGCCGAATTTGTTGCTGACGTGGCCGCCGCCATCGGCAGGGTGACCGAGCCGGTGCTCACCGAGGAAGAGCAGCAGTGGGTGCGGCTCGCGATCCAGAAGGAAGCGCAGTCAATCAAGCTGCGCCAGGCCGTGATTGAGAAAACCCTTGCGGGCCTGGTCTGGTCGGGGGTGATCGGCCTGGGCTACGTGTTCCTCGACTTCTTCAAAAACCACGGCTTCAAATGAGAGCCGAGCTCACCCGCCAACTCAAAGGCGACGAGGGCGTCAAACCCCAGGCCTACCAGGATCACCTCGGGTTCTGGACCATCGGCGTCGGGCGACTGGTGGACACGCGCAAGCCCGGCAGCGGCCTGCGCCCCGAGGAGATCACCTTCCTCCTGAACAACGACATCGACGACCGCATCAACGCGCTGGGCCGCCGCCTGCCCTGGTTCCTGCAGCTCGACGCCGCGCGCCAGGGCGTGCTGCTCAACATGAGCTTCCAGCTGGGTGTCGACGGCCTGCTGGGCTTCAAGAACACGCTGCGCCTGGTGGAGCGGGGCGACTATGCCCAGGCCGCCGACAACATGCTGTTGTCCAAATGGGCACAGCAAACCCCTGAGCGCGCCCGGCGCATGGCTGAGCAAATGCGCAGCGGCCAATGGCAATACGCCGAAGGAGCCTGACCATGGCACTGGACCCCGTCACCGCAGCGCTTGAGGTCGGCAGCAAGCTGATTGATCGCTTTTTCCCCGACCCCACGCAGAAGGCGCAGGCGCAGCTCGCGCTGCTCGAGATGGCGCAAAAGGGTGAGCTCGCCGAGTTCGGCGCGCGCGCCGACATCGTCAAGACCGAGGCGGCCAGTGAGAACTGGCTGGCCTCGAGCTGGCGGCCGATCCTGATGTTGACCTTTGGCGTGCTGATCGTGGCGCGCTGGTTTGGGTGGGCAGCGCCCAACCTGTCCGAGGCCGAGTATTTGAAGCTCTGGTCGATCGTTGAGCTGGGCCTGGGCGGTTACGTCATCGGGCGCAGCGTCGAGAAAACAATGCCTGCGGTTGCGGCCGCGCTGAAAGGGAGTAAATGACGACACTTGTACCTGGTGCCCTGCTTGCCGCTGGTGCTGCCGTTACCAACCTGGGCTTCACGCCCCCTAACCCTGCCAGCCCCACCTCCCTAGTGGCCACCTACACCCCGGCCAGCGCCGTGATCTTCAGCGCCACCGCGATGAGCTTGAACTGCGATGCGTCGAACGTGTTCACGACCACGCTGACCGCGAACGTGACCACCGCGCCCACGCTCTCGAGCGCCAACGACGGCCAGACGCTCAACTGGTTCTTGACCCAGGACGCCACGGGCTCGCGCACCATGACCTGGCCGACCTCGTTCAAGTGGCCCGGCGGCACCGCGGGCGTGCTCTCCACCGCGGCCAACTCGGTCGACCTGCTGGTGGCGACCTACCGGGCCGCCACGGGCTTTTGGTACGCCACCCTGGTGAAGGACTTCAAGTGACGTTCGCCGCGCGCCCGCACCTGCCTGTAGCGGCCGGAGGCGGCCCCGTTTCTTTGGGGGCCATCTCGGTCGAGGACTACACTTTGCCCGACGCGGTCGAGATCGCCTTCAAGAGCAACGGCGTGATCGACTACCTGGGCAACACCGTGATGTCGGGACCCAGCAACTGGTACTCGCCGACAACCACGGGCATCGGCTCGGGCTACGACATCAAGTTCACGTTGCTCAGTGGCGACGCCTGGGACGCGGGCCTGGTGAGCGGCACGGCTTACAACTTGAGCACCGACCGCCAGCTCACGCTGTCCTCGACCTCGACAGACAAGTCGTTGAGCGCAAGCGTGCAGATCCTGCTCGCAGGCACCAGCACCGTGGCCTACACCGCCACGCTGTCTTTGGGTATCTACATCGACCCTTAAGCCCGCACCCCCCGGCGCTGCAGGTCGGTGTCATTGGCCGCCTGCGGCTGGGCCGCCTCCGCAATCGCCAGGCGGATGGTCAGCCGGTGCACTTCCTCCTCCAGTGCCCGCACGCGTTGACGCTGCAGGCCGATCGCCAGCACATCGCCCGCCTTGAACGCATCGCCGGTGGGCGCGACCAGATCCCCTTTGAAGAACGCCCAGCCCGACCACTGGCCGTCGGTCCCGGGCAAGTGCCCGAGCAGCAGGCGGATGACCTGGTGCTGGTGGCCCGGGATCTGCACCCGCCCGGCGGCCCAGCGTCGCACCGTGGTGCGGTGCACGTTCAGCTGACGGCAGACCCCGAGCTCGCCGTATTTCTCGAGCAGTGCGCCCAGGTCCCTGAGCGGGATGCGGTTGCACTCCAGCACGGGCTGCACCGCCCGCTGGCGCGGGGGCAGTGCTAAGACTTGAGCCGCTGGACCCGATTCGCGCCAGCCCGGGTCGTAAAAAGACCCCGGCGGGCGAGGCTCGACGGGGGTCTTGGAAGGGTGCCAGGGGCGCTGATACTTGGGCATGTGCTACAGTTTCCTTTAGCAGCTGCTCAACCGTCAACCCCCAGATTGTACGCATAATGTATAGACCGAGGCGGGGGTAACCCTCGGTTTATCAATTTGCTAAGCAGATTTTAGTGCACCCAATCAAACACTTCCGAGTGGGTCTTCACACATTTTCGAGTACGCGATCCATCTGACATTGTTAAACGCTTTTCTGGTGCAGGATGCGCGGGGGCTGCTAAAACAGGTCACGCAGCTTTAGCAACGCGCGGAGCAAACATCGCCAGCATGTGGCGGGCCTGGCTCTCCGCGTCGTCGACAGCGTTGTGGTACGTACCGACGCGTTGCAGCTCGACGCCAGGGAACTGGTCCCGCATGGTTCGGTAGCACCTGTCGTTCCAAAAACGCCACGGCAGCGACAGAGACAAGCGCCGGTACGCCGACGCCAGAATCACGTTATCGAACGCAGCTCCGTTGCCCCAAACGCGGACGTCGTCCGCGTCACCGCACTGCGCAACCCAGGTCGAGAAGGCCTGCAGCGCCTCGGCGATATCTTGGCCTTTCTCGCTGAAGAGCTTTCGGGCGGCGAGGTCTTGCTGCATCCACCAGACAACGGTCGAGGCGTCGATGACGCCACCGGCCGCAACAGAAGACTCCAGGCTTACCGGCGCATAGAACTTGCGGCCGATGGCTCCGGTGTCGGTATCAAACTCGACAGCGCCTATTGCCGCGATCGCGGCGAGAGGGCCGTTGCCCATAGTTTCCAGATCCAACATCACATCAAACATCATCAGTCCTTTCCAAAACGCTACAAAAACCTGTAGCAAGTGCTCAATCCCAAAACCCCCAGATTGTACGCATAATGTATAGACCGAGGCGGGGGCAACCCTCGGTTTATCAATTTGCTAAGCAGATTTTAGTGCACCCAATCAAACACTTCCGAGTGGGTCTTCACGTTTTTAATCATACGTGTAAGGTTCATTATGTTCGCGTGCACGATGCACCAGGGCTGCTAAAACTGGTCACGCAGCTTTAGCAACGCCTGGTCCTTTCGGAATGATGTTGAAGCGCTGCAGCAACACGTCGACAACCTTGCGGGGGTCACAATCCCGCCAGTCGATGTCGTCATCTGCGTCTAGCCAGGCCAGTGCGTCAGTGAGCATGTCGTGATGGTCGGCCTCGCGCTCCGTAAGGAACTCCTTGCCGTCGGAGGCGACCCAAACAGTCTTGGTTTCTCGGCGTGCCATGATCAACCCCACACTTTCTGAAGGTTGAAGTTGCTTCTGTAGTACGCCAACTGCGCGACCGGAACTATCGAAACGGAGGCCGATTGAGCTGACCTGGGGGCGTCGTAGATGTAGGCCGTGTCCCCGTCGATCTCATACCAGCGTTGTTGTTTGGTTTTCATTTTTAAGAGTCCTTTCTGCCAATTTCGTTAGGCGTTAACAGCAGCGCGGGCGGCGTGAAATTCCGGCCAGTCCAGCGGGGTGCAGCCTTCAATCTCAATCTTGTTGCACAGGGCGGCGAGCACTCCCAACAGTTCGCCGCGTTGTCCTTCAAGGCGGGCGATCTCATGCGCGCATTCGCCGTGAAGATCGTCGTCGGGTTGTTCATCAAACATCATCAGCCTTTCAAAATTGCTACAGATTCCTGTAGCAGATGATAAACCAAAAACCCCCCATTCGGTACGCATAATGTATATTGTGACCTTACAAATTTGTAAAGCCACCAGAGCACTAGGGGGACATCGCGCTCTGAAGCGTTCTAGCAGGTGCTAGAACTGTGTGCAGGATGCACAACCCCGCCCAGAATTTCAAGCCACTGACCATCAGCGCCCAGCACCAGGGGAGGGTGCTCGGGGTGCGTGACGATCACCTGGTTGTCATCGCGCAGCGCTAGGCGCGTGCGGTCGTCGTAGCCTGCGGGCAGCTCGGCCAGGAACTTCATTTCATCGGCCACGGCGTGCCTCCTTTTCCCACTGCTCGCGGTGCTCGGCATCGCACCAGCGGCTCTGGTCGTCGAGGATCTCGTCGCAGTACAGGCAGCGGCCCGTGGCCACCGGCCCCTCGGCCTTGCGCAGGCGCATGGAGTTTTGGGTGGCAAGGAAGTCGCGCTCTTGGGCCAGGTCGATGTCATCCATTGCTTTGGCCCTCCTCGTGGATCAGAGCGGCCGCTGCGTAAACGATCGCGCCCAGCACCTCCACGCGGAAGGCCTCGCCTGTGCGCGTGCTGGCGGCCTCCTCGAGCTTCTTGGCGGCCTGTCCGGTCAGGAACCCACGGCCATGTATCTTGGCGTAGTGGAAGATCGGCTGGTCCAGGAACGGCACCGTCGCGCCGCCGTGGCGCTCGCCCTTGCCGAACATGGCCTGCTCAATTGCAGCCATCAGGTGCTCGTAGAGCGGGTGCTCAGTCGGGTCGTCGTTGCGCGTGCTGGGCTTTGGCGGCTCACCAACCCCGTGCGCTTTGCCAGGGCGCAGGTCCATCTCGTCAGCGATCGGCGCGCGGTTCTCCTTGCACCACATCTCGTGCATGCCGTCACGCCGGCCGCAGCTTCCGCAAAAGTCTTTCATCTCTGTCCTTTCATGTAACCCATCAGCGTGTCCTGCACGCTGCGTTTGGTTTTGCGTCGAATCATTTCAACCTCGTCAATCGTGCCCTTGGCCACCAGGTAGTGCAGGAACACCGGGCGATCCTTGCCCGCTTGAAATTGTCGCATCGGTCCCACCCGTTCAAGGATCTGGTCGTGGTACTCGAGGTTGGGGTCCTGGGCAAAGAACACCACGGTGTTGCAGTGCTCCTGCAGGCCGTCCACCCCGTGGCCCATGCTGGCCGGGTGGCCCAGCCATAGCTTGCCCTTGCCTGTCTGGGCGGCTGCGAGGTCGCGCTCGTTGGCCAGGTTCAGGGCGTCAGGGAAGCGCTCACGGATGCGCGTGAACTCGTGGGTGTAGTGGTAGGACACCAGCAGCGGGTCGTCGCCTGTGGCCTCCACCAGCTCCTGCAGGGCGTCCAGCTTCTCGTCGTGGATCTTGACCCAGGTGACACCGTCCTCAAGGAACACAGCACCGGCGGCCATCTGCAGGCACTTGCCATACTTGGCCGCGGCGCTGAAGGCCTCGACCTCGGTGATGCCGACCATGGTGAAGAGCTCGCGCTCCATCTCCCGGTACTTGACCTTGGCGCTGGGCGGCAGGTTGACCTCGACCACGTTGACGATCGGGTCCTTCAGGTCGAACCAGTCCTTCGGGTCCAGCGTCAGGCAGATGTCGGCCAGGCGTGCGTGGATCTCGTCGGCGGCGTGCTCGGCGGCGCGCCACTGGTAGAACTGCTTGGCCTTGTCGTTCGGCGCGCCGTTCTGCACTGGCTGGAACCAGCGCTCCCTGAAGCTCGAGAACGTGCGACCCAGGCGCTGGCCTGCGTCTTGAAACCAGGTCTGGCCCCACAGGTCCTCGAGGCCGTTGCTGGCGGGCGTGCCGGTCAGGTTGACCCAGCGCTGCACGTCCTTGTGCGCGATCCCGGCCAGGGCCTGGGCGCGCTGGCCGCCCTGGCGCAACCTGAAGCCCTTCAGCTTGGTGCTCTCGTCGGCCACCACCGTGCGAAAGGGCCAAGCGCGGCGCTGCTCCTTGAGGTGCTGGCGCAGCCAGACGATGTTCTCGTAGTTGGTGGTAAAGACCTGGGCGTCTCGGCGCAGGGCTGCGGCGCGCTGCTTGGCGTCGCCCACGATCGGCACGACCTCAAGCCCGGCCAGGTGCTCCCACTTGCTGGCCTCGTTGGCCCAGGTGTCGCGCGCCACGCGCAGCGGTGCCAGCACCAGGGTCGGTGCGCTCTCGCCCCACACGCCGTGCAGGTGGTCAAGGAACGTCATCGTGATCGAGGTCTTGCCCATGCCAGGCTTGGCCCACAGGGCGCTGCGCTCGACGTTGGCCATGTGGGCCATCGCCAGGGGGGCAAAGGCGCGGGGGGTGTATTTGCGGCGCGTCATTTTGGAAGCCCCTTGGTCGGCATGCGCACGACGTTATGAGGGTTTGCCAAGAGCTTGTGCACGCGCTGCATGGCGCGCTCGACGTCACGCACGGTGACGATCTCAAGCTGCGCGTCGTGCAGTTCCATCAGGAGGTTGAGCTTTTGGATCTCCAGGCCGGTGGGGGTGAAGCGCCCGATCGTTGCCGCGCGGTACACAACGCCGAGGATGGCCTCACGTCCGTCAACGCAGACGTCGCGGTAGTCGCCACCGAAGCCAAGCTGGTGCAAGGCCTCGGTGATGTTTGAGACCGCCGTCAGCACGTCGAGGTCTGCGCGGGTTGCACGCCCACGGACCAAGGCCTCAAGGGCGGCGTGGTTGCGGATTCTGAGCACCATGATTGCGTCCGGGTTTTCGGTCGCGGGCTGGTTTGACTCGATGACGTAGGCCACCGGGTTGACCAGCACCGGGCGGGGCCTGTACTTGCTGCGCTTTCTCATCGCGCCCCCAGTCCGGCGAACGGGTTGGCTTCGTAGGCGCGCCAGGTCTTACCCAGTTTGATCGAGCTCACGGTGGCCTGGCTGACACCAAAGCGCGCAGCGATCGCGCGCTGGTTGCCCTCGGCCTGGCGCACTTGCTCGGCGAGCTCCAGCGTCAGCTTGCCGTTTTGGCGGGCCTTGTCGGCGATCTTTTTGTTGCGCGTCGCCTTGCTCAGGTGGCCCCGCTCTTGCTTTGTGCGCAGCTGCACCGTCTTGCGCAAGGCCCAGGCGGTGTGGTCAGGGTGCACGCACAGCGGGTTGCCGCAGGTGTAGGTGGCCAGCATTTTGTTTCGGGGGACTGGTCCCCGCTCAACCAAAATGAGTCGGCGCACGGCCGTGGTCTTTTTCTCCCAGCGCATCACGGGCGTGGCACCGCAAGACTGCAGCGCGCCGGTCCAGTTCCAGCACCCGCCATCTTCCCTGACGTGCGTGGTGATTCTCAGGATCAGTTCGCTCATTACAGCAGTTCCTCGACCTGGTAAAGCGTGCCGATCACCTCGACACGCTGGCCCATCTTGCGCATGCGCTCGTGCTCACGGTGCTGGGCGCGCTCGCGTGCGTCGGCAGGGAAGGTGACGACGGTCTTGGGGTTCTTGAGCTCGACCCAAAAGGTGCGGGCGTGGCGGTTGCCCGGTGACGGCTCCCAATCAGGCAGCATCACCAGACGATCAGGTGCGCTGTTGCGGCCCAACCACTGGACCTTTCGCACTTCGCCGCCCAGTTCTTTGACCCGCTTGACCAGGTAGTCCTCGATGTCACGTTCAAGCATAGGCCACCCCCACGTAAATGAGGGCCAGGGACATACCAACAGCGACGCCGACAAAAGCCAGCATCCACTTGGCCAAGTGGCCAACGTAGGCGCGCCAGGGCGAGTTGGGCAGCGGGGCCTTGGCGTGGTCTTTGCGACCGATCTTGGCCACGCGCACGGGGCAGTCGCGGCCCTGGTTGCACCCGTAGCTCGAGCAGTATTCGTCACAGCATTTCATGCGGCACCGCCTTCGTCTTCGTAAGTTTGCTCAATGATTTTTCCCGCAACTTTCAGCATCTCGCCTGCGAGCCACTGAGCGCCAGACACCCGGCCGTCTACGCTGGCTGGCGGGTCAAACTCAAGGCGCACGTCAATGCCGTCTGGTTTGTCGGTCATGGTAATGATTGCTTTGCTCATGACAGTGCTCCTTGCAGACGTTGCAACAAGCGGAACTTGCGCCAGGTGCGGGCCACGTCGGTGGCTGCGGCGCAGGTCCATTTGAACTTGGGGTTGGTGCACAGCCTTGACGGCATCGTGACCTTGGCACCGGCGGGTGCGAGTTGTTGGGCGGGGTGCATGTGTGAGTCCTTTCACTTGGGGTTGGCGAAGCGTGAATTGTAGCAGATGCTAAATCAGTCCTTGCGATAGCGCGCGGTTTCAAACCCTGCTGCTGCCAGGGGAATGCCTTTGGCCCAGGGCGGGGCGATGCTCATCATCTGCCCGAGCTCGTCGGCGTTGAACTCTTCGCGGTCGGGTGTCTCGGTCAGCAGTTCGTCGTGCACCGACAGTACGATCTGGTAGCCCTTGGCCTCGATGGCGGGCATGTTGTAGGCCAGGATGTCGCGGGCGAAGGCCTGGGTGGCGTTCTCGATCAGCTTGCCGCCGTAGGTCTTGATGCGGCCCCACTGGCGGGTGTACTGGTTGACGCCGAAGTAGGTGATCTGGCCATCGTCGCCGACGCTGGGGTTGATGTAGCAAAGGTAACGGCCCGAGGGCAGGCGCAGGCGCAACCACGCCCCGTCGCGGCGAGCCTTCAGGTGCTGGCCGACCGGGAACGACTCGCCCGGGTTCTTGATGGCCAGGCGCACGGCCTCACCCGCAGAAGCCCACAGCGCAGAGGTCGCTGCGTGGGCATCGCGCCAGGCGCGCTTGAGCACCTCACAGGCGACGTAGATCTCCATGGTCAGGCCCAGCGTGCGCTTCTTTTTCTTGGCCCAGCCCCACATACCTTGCGCGTTCTCGAGCGCTTCGGCCGAGGCCGTGGCCCACACCGCTTTGGCCAGGTCCTCGAGGTCCATGTTGTACACCGCCGCGAAGGTCAAGAACGCAGCGACGCCACCCTCGTAGCCCAGGCCCAGCTCCATGACCTTGCCGATCTGGCGCTTCTGGCCGACGGCTTCCTTGGGGTCGATGTTGAAAGATCGGCCGTAGGCCACCTTGTAAAGATCCTCACCCACGCCCGCGTCGAAGTCGGCAAAGGCTTTGAGCTTCCAGCGCTCACCGGCCAGGTACGCCAGGCCCCGGCCCTCGATGTTGGACAAGTCGGCAATGGTCAGCTTCTTGCCATGGGGTGCCACGATGCAGCCCCGCACGGTGTTGGCGGTCAGGCGCATGGTGTTGCTGAAGAAGAGCTCGGCGCAGCCTGCCTTGAGCGCTTCGATGCCCTCGTCGATCTGGTCCTGCTTCATGTCAGGTCTGGGCATATTTTGCGGCTGGAAGATCCGCCCGGCCCAGCGTGCCGTGCGCTGCGCGCCAGCGAACTGCAGCGTGTTGCGCAGGCGGCCGTCTTCGCTGGTCGCGTTGACCAGGGCTTTGTACTTGGCCGTGCTGGTCTTGGTGGCCTCGAGGCGGATCGACAGCAGCAGCTTCACGCCCTCGGGCAGGTCGGGATCTTCAATGCGACGGCGCAGCGTGTCGGCCTTCATGTCGGGCAGGTCCACGCCGTACTCGGCGCAGATGAAGGCGAGCAGCTGGTCGCGCTTGCTGGCGCTGGTCACCAGGCCGTCGGTGGCCTCGATGACCTCACGCTTCAGCCGCTTTTGCTCTCGGGCGACGGCGTCGATGGCAGCCACTGCGAGGTCGGTATCAACCGCCACCCCTCGGTCGTTGATTTGCTGGTCCAGATGCCAGAGGGCCAGCTCGGGATGACCGGGTCGGTAGTTCCAGGAGGGCAGGCGCTTGCCGATGGCGCGCATGGCGACGATGTCCTGGCGGCTGTACTCGAGGAACTCGGCCCACTGGTCGGGGTGTGTTTCACGGGTGGCCCTTCGCAAAATGCTGTTCTTGGGGCGAGGCTTGCAGAACAGCTGGATCAGCTCGCGCCCACGCTTGTCTTTGGCCTTGTCTTCTTCAAGGCCGACGATCTGCCCGATCTTATCCAAGCTGCCAGGCAGGCCGTGGCTCATGGCCTGGATCATCGTGTCCTGCCAGCGCTCGACAGGGATGTCGATGCCCCAGACGTGGCGAACCAGGGTGCGGTCGAACATGGAGTTGTGCGCCACGATCGTGACGGTGGGGTCGCGCAGGATCTTCTCGAAGCCCGCCGGGAAATGGCGGCCCGTGCAGTCGAACACCACTGGCTCGCCGTCGTCGATGGCCCACTGGGCCACGGTGATCTCGGTGGACTCGTGCTCGGCGTAGCGGTGCGTGCCGTGCGCTTTGAGGTCGCACTCGGAAAATGTCTCGCAGTCAAACCAGAGGGTGGTCATGTTGGTCTTTCAGTTTTTGGTGAGGGTGCAAGCCAACCACCAAAAGGGTGATCTCGCGGGCTATGCCCTGGACGTCCTGCACCCTCACCAAAAACTGCCCCGCTATAATCGCGGGGCAAGTTGGTTTCTCCTTAGGCTTTAGGCCCGCGTCACAGCGGGCCTTTTTTCGTTTACGCGAAGTCGTCAGCGCCTGCGCCTTCGGTGACTTCCTCGAACTCGTCAGCATCGGCTGGGCGGCCAGCACTGAAGCTGTCGCCGTCGGCGTAGAACTGAATGCCGCGCAGCTGGGCGTTGATGCGCTGGCCGTAGTTGTTGTCCTGCGCCCACAGCTCGATCGATGCGTTGACGAAGCAGCCAGCGTAGGGGCGGCCAGACTTGGCAGACAGCGGGCTGCGATCGCGGTCGATCACGGTCGGTGCAGCGTTCTCCTGGGCGGCAGCGCTGATGAAAAAGTTACCGGGGAACCCGTCGTACTTGGTTTTGGTGTCGCCGTCGTGCAGCGCCAGCTTGTCCTGCTTGTCCAGGCCACGCACGATGGCAGCGGCCTTGTCGCGCCACTTCTCTTTGGCGATCGCGTCCTGGGCGGCGCGGATCTCGGCGAGCTGTGGGTGGTCAACGGGGATGATCAGGCTGGCGCTGTAACGTGGCTTGCCTTCACCGGCCACGGTGGCGGGCTCGAACAGGTTGGGGAATGCCAGGCGCACGTTTTTCAGAAGGATGCGGCCGATGGGTTTGGATTGCGTAGACATGGAATGTTCCTTTGAAGTGAAGAAAAATTAAGCGAGATCGTCGACAGGGGTCACGTCGGTGAAGTCATCAACGACCGGCGTGACCACCAGGGCCGGGCGTGAATCTGTTGCGGGGGCCACATGTGGCTTGCCCTCGGATTGGGTGATCAGTGACTGCAGCTTGGGCCACTGACGCGGGCCGATCGTTCCGGCCTTGGCCAACTTGTCGGCGGTGGTCGGGCTGATCAACTTGAAGTCGTACATGTCCTCGAGCTTGACGCGCATGGTCTTGAGGGTTTCCTCGGCGACCTTGGCGTCGGTCCACTGGCGCGCGCCGCGTTTGCCCTGCACCAGCTTGTAGCCAGGCACGCCGTCGCCAGCCAGCAGGCGGCGCTCGGTCTCGGCGCGCACAGACTTGAGCCAGTCCTCGATGAGGTCCGCTTTTTCCATGATCATCGACAACCAGGCGGCGTCGTTGTTGCCGTCCTTTTCAACTGGCACAGGATCAGTGAACTCGTCAGGCGACGCAGGAGCCCCAAACTCACAGACGGTGTCGAGCGCTTCATTGCGCAGCGCAGGGCACGTAGCCTTGGCGCGGCAGAACTTGCAGGCCTTCTCGCTGGGGCGAAGGTAGATCCGATCCCACTCGTCGAATTGATCGTTCCACACCGGCAGCGCTGCGTTGATGCAAGTGTTCACCGCGCTGCGCGCAGTCGACCGGCCCCAGTTCTCGAGCTCCTCGACGCTGCAGTCCCACTCGCTGGGCGCGCGCTTGATACGGGGCTGGCTGATGGCCATGCGCACGGTCTCGAAGTCAGCGACCAGGCCGTGGTAGGCCTGCAGTGCACCCAGGCCATACAGGCTCATCTGCGGGTTGCGCTCGGCGTCGACCTCGACACCCATGCCGTACTTGAAGTCCACGACGATGACCTCGGTGCCACGGCACACGATCACGTCGGCAGTGCCCCAGGCCTCTTGCTCTGGCACGCCCAGGTAGCTCGAGTAGTTGACGCGGATGTCGGCGAAGATCGTGCCGTCGTCGCCCTTGAGGTCGTTGGCGTAGTCGACGCAGACCTGGACGTGACCGGCCATGTCCTGGTCAACCTCGAACACAAAGCCATCGGCTTCGATGACGCGCCCGATGTAGGCGGTGGCGGGGCGCTCTTCCTGCAGCGCCCAGGTCAGGACCTGGTGCGCGGCGGTGCCCTCGGCAGCGTACTTGCTGGTGTTGTCAGGCTTGCCCTGCTCGAGCACCTTCTTGCCCGGGCAAAGCATGATCGACTCGAAGCCCGAGGCCGACCACTTGCTGTGTGCGGCGGTCATCAGTTGCCCCCGATCCGGATGCCGGTCTCAAGGCGGCCCGGTGTGCCGCGCAGGGCCAAGGCCATTTCCTTGAGGGCGTCGGCCTGGCGTGCGGAGGCCTCGGCCAGCGCGGCGATGGCTGCGGCGGCGGACTCACTGCACGAGGCGGCCTCAGCCGTGAACGTGCAGTTGCTGATCACCGTTCCGGCGGCCGGTGCGGGCGTTGGTGCGGGTTTTTTCTTGGCAACCATGATCAGGCGCTTTCAAGCTCGGTCAGCTTGTCGGTCACGGCGGCCAGGGCGTCGGCCCACTTGGCTTCGGGCAGTTCCTTGAACGTCTTCACACCGAAGGAACCGGCCACGGCTGCAGCGGCTTCGCGGCTCTTACCAGCCAAGGCGAAGACGGCCTTCTGCAGAGTGGGATAGTCGACTGATTTCGAGGCCTCGCCGGAGGAGGCAGTCTGTGCAGCGGTCGCTTCCTGTGCGGAAGATCCCGCAGCAGCGTTTCCCTCACTTGCACCACTTGCAGTGGCAGAGCTCGCTGTGGGGGATGTGCCCGAAGCGGGGGTCTTCTTGTCGGACGCAGCGGCCTTGGCCGCAGTATCGGAGGAAGTTGCAGTGGCCGCAGCCTTCTGTGCTTTTGGGGCAGGCTTGGTCTCCTGCACAGCTTCTGGCTCAGGCTGCTCGGCAGCTGGACCGCCGACCAGGGCGGTGGACGGGATGTCCAGCAGCGCCTGGCGGGCGGCCTCGATGGACTTGAAGTTGAGGGTGATTGCAATCACGGTGCTTTCCTTTAGCGGTTGAGAAAATTAGATTGTAGCGTCTGCTACAGCCTTAGGGAAATTTTTAATTGGGCCGCCACACAAGCAGATCCATCAGCAGGGTGCCGATCAGGAAGGCAAGCAGGAGCACGCGCGAGGCGAGCTGGGCAGGGGTGTAGTTCATGGCAGGGTGCTTTCTGTGTGGAGGTCTACGTAGTCGATGGCGTCGCGCAGGTGCAGCAGGTCGCCATGGAGGCGGTACAGCGTGATTACGGTGTCGACGGCCTGGGCCTTGGGGTGCTTGCGGTTATCCCGCAGCCACTGCAGGACGATCTTCTCGTTCAGTTCGTTGCGCAGGCGGACCAGGTGCCCGTGGGCGGTGCGGGCAGCGCTGAGCTGGTAGTCGGTGGTGGTCAGCACGGCCAGCCTTTCAGGTTCCGTAGGTTGCCCAGGCGGGCATTTGGTTGAAGAAGCGGCGAGCGGTGCCCAGCTGGGCGACGGTCAGGTGGCCGTCGCGCAGGTCCTCGAGCTCGACAATCTCGTCGCGGTACGCGGCGACCTGGCGCACGTTGAACGGGCTGGCCGGGGCCTGCTCAATGGCAGCGATGAGCCGCTGCAGGAAGGCGATGGTGTCGTTGATGTCTGGCATGGATTTGCATCTTAGTTGGCGATGGAGAAATTGTAGCAGATGCTAAAACTCACGCCCAAAATAAAACCCTACCGCGCCGTAGGGTTTTATGCTCGCCGCCCTCTGAAGATCAGCGCAGCAACAAGAACAACCCCACCACCCCGCAGGCGCACGCAGCGCTGCACATGTAGAACATCACCCGCACCTTGCCGCGCAGGTCTTCAATCGGGTCTTCGTACAGGCCGCCGTGCTGCACCAGGTAAGCAATCCGCTGCTTGATTTGCTCGTCGTTCATCGAATCAGTCCTATGAGTTTTTGGATGAAAGGTTCGTCAACGCGGCCCGTGAGTTTGGTGTGTTCGTAGGCCAGGCCGACCAGATTCGCATAAGCATCGGGGTCTGGTTTTAGACCTGCGTCACGGATCGCAGCAGCCACGGCGCGCACGCAGGCCGACAGCGTTTCCTCGTCCACCTGGCGGCCGTTGCCGGTGTGCTCTTGGTCGAGCCAGCCGGTGGGCAGGCCGAGCTTGCCCTCCATCTCGCGGGCCACCTTCTCGCTGATCTCGCGCGAGGGGTTGGGTCCGGCCAGCTGGGCAATGTAGCTGCCGTTGGTGTGGCCCAGCTTCTTGGCCATCGAG